CTGATGTGCCTTGAAATGCGCGTGTTGCGATTTGCATACGATCCATGCCGCGCGTTTTTGTGCCAGCGCTCTCTAAAATATCTCGGCAGACATCAACCATAGTCATTCCAGCGTATTGGCGTGCACCATCAGATAATTTGCTGCCTGGATTAGCGCGATGCAAAATGGCTTCAGACATTAATTCACGGCGTGTTTCTGTTTCGTCGCGAGTAGTTACAATATCAGCACGGCTTGATATTCCCGGTTTGTCTGTACGTTTCGCAAGAGCATCAAGAGTTTCCTTGCGCGCATCATCAACGGAGATTCCTCGCTCGATCATACCTTCAGTGATCGACTCATCCAGCGATACTGACCGGCACATTTGCTTGATTTCCGTGACGCGCTTACGTTCAGATGCCTGAGCCTCTGATCTGATCGCTTCAATATCAACTTTTTGAGTATCAATTGACCGCTGCGCTTCGATAACTGGTTCTTGCTTTTCTACTGCTAGCGTTTCTTTTTCCACGGCTTTTGCCTCCTGATTAATTGATCGTCCGATTCCTACGGTTGCATCAGCCGGGACATCGCATAGAGTAACTTCTATCGGAGTCCAGCTTGTTACTCGGTATTCGTTTGGAGAATTCTGATTTTCTTTGGTGAGCGTGCGCTCATTGATTTTATAACCTACGCTTACGTTAGCGATTATGCCGTCTTCAATGTCTTGTAGTAGTGGCTCCATGCCTTCGCGCCGAGACATCTTTACTTCAACGTAACCCCGGCCTTTATCAATCCATGCGCGTGTAGTAATACCAACAGATCTTACAGGCGCATCTTCAGTGACATCGCGACCATGATTTAGCAGCACAGGCGCGCCGGTGTTTAGGCGGGTTAGATCAAGTTCGCTCGATTTGTGTCCAAGAACTTCAATCCAAGGCTCATCAAACCAGTTTGAGCGCAGATATGGCTCTTCAGAAGAAAATGGGAATTCGAGAATTAGGTTCTGTGACTGACTGGCTGACGCAGGATCTTCGCTAGGGTCAACAGCGCGCTTTTGTACAGAGAGTTGAAAGTTTCGTGTTACGAGTGCTTCGGACATAAACGGAACCTATAATAAGTTCCGCCTATTAGAATTGAATTGCTATTTCATATATATGCAAAAATGAAATTAGTTTACTGCGGTGTCGTTTATTGGCAAATCTTTATCTGAAGGATAGGGGATGCCAGCTTCAGCAAACATTTTACGATCAGCAATAATCTCATTCATCAAATCCTGCGGATTATATCCACGTTGCCGCGCACCCTCTGACCAAGATTTTAGGTTGTTACCTATTTCAAGCTCTTCGCCTTTGATGTCTTTTAAAGGGTCTACCCAATCCCATTTAGGAGTTGTCCACTCAATCTCTTGATCTAGTTTAATACCCGGATTAGATAATGCTGCTGTTTTAAGCCAAACATTCATTATCCGTTCGCAAACCATCGGGATGAATGTAAGCCATTGAAATTGCTCCACTTCGCGTCTAAAATCAAGCGTACCTGCACGAATTGAAGAGTAGTTGACCTGCGACAGGTCGCCTGTCATTTGCTCATACGTGATGCCAATACCTGCCGCGATTGCGTGCAGCCTAGTATTAATGTATTCGCCGTAGCCTGTGGAAGCGGGTGGATTATTAAAAGTAATCTTTTCGCCAATGCTTAAATACTCAATCATCCCAGGCGCAAGCTCTTCAAGTCTGCGCTGCGTGTCCGCTTCTACCGTCTCGCAGCCTAACGTCCTGGATTCATCACCTGGTTCCACAATTGCCGTAATACATGCTTCGGCAGCTTTACGTACTAGCGTAGCCTCTTCGTATTCATCCAAATCATTCGCCGTAATCATCACTGGTGCGAATATCGGCACACCGCGCGATTGTCCTGGCCGAATCTTGTCGTAAACATGGATGATATCCTCAGAGATTACACGCGAGGATTCCATCGACTTGAATTTAATACTGTTTTCTCCAGGATGCTCTTTGTACAACCAGTAAGCCGCACGCCTCCCGATTGGATCGTATTCAATGCCATTCTGGATATAACCACCAGTTTTCAATAATTCATTTTTGTTTGTGTCGAGATAATCCGGCTCTAATACCTGAATTTGCAACGGCACAGACATTCCATCTTCAGGCCGTCTATACCTAAACCTGATCAAGCATTCCCCGGACTCATGGATTGTTCGCACCATCAGCCGTTGCAATCCATAAAAATTACATTGGCCGTCAGCATCACATTCCTTCACCCATTGCTTCCAAAGCTTTTGGGTTTTTTTGTCTTTGATACTTGGGATTATTCCAGTGCCAACAGCATTAGCAACAAATACCCGTAACCCTTTATTTGCATAAGGATTATTTCGGACAAGATCGCGTGACCTGTCTCTTAATTTAGATAGTCCAGGTGTTATCTCCGCATTCGCAGAAGTGCTTGGCGTTACCCACCCGCTTGTGCGTCTACCTGAATTCGCGCCGTCGTAACCGCGTTTAGTAAGCTTTCGTTTGAGCGTATCTTTTTTCTGCTGCTCGAAATACACATTTAAATTTTCAATGACGGCCATCAATCCATCCTGCGGGAAATGTAAGAAAATTTGCGTTTTGCTGTGACAGTCCCGGCAGATTGTAGCGCCGCGCTTATAGTATTTCGTGCTTTGATCAAATCATCCATTGAGCGATAAACAACTTCACGACCATCATACGCCACCTTTAATTCACCGCTCGCTATTGCTGTTTCGATTGCATCAAGCTGACTTAAAGTAAAACTCATGTCCTGGATTCCCGAATTTTACGCATCATTCTGTAAACAGTGATTTTCGATATTCCGTATTTTTTTGCTATTTTATCTTGTGGAACATTATTCTTAATATCGTCGACCATTCTCGCTTTATCAAGTTCTGAGCGCTTAGCAACATAAACAAGTCCCCCGCAAAATTCCTGCCGGACTGATCTGGAAATTCTGGTAGCGCAAACAGTATCAATACCATTTGCAATCATAACATCCGTAAACCTATCTATTACGTCCACGAATTCTCCCTCTCAAATTGCTCATCATTGATTTGCCGCGCGATAAAGTAGACCCAGAACTTTTAACAATATTATCATCGTTCTTATACACTACTTCCTGCTTCACTTCAATCATTTTTTGTACAGGATTTTGTAGCCGAATTTCTATTCTTTCCCAGTCCTTTTCCGTGTATCTATGTGCCCGGATGGTTGAGTGATGCAATGCAGCATAAGCATAAACCAAAGTATCAAGCGGCTCATTTCTAACGCCTGGTTTTTTAACGTAGCGTCTTGTCTTTTTATCGTAAGACTCTGATACTATACCAGCAAAATAACTGTCATCGAATTGATTGCTTACACGCAACATACGATCTTCTGGCAGTTTTTCAGCATCGCTAACCAGTCGACCAAAAATAATATGCTTAATTTCCACGGTGCCGACCGAATGTATCATTACGCCTTTTTTGTCGTAGATACCTTTAAAATTAACATCCTGCAAACTGCCCTTACTTAATGGCTGCGCGTTAATTTTTGTCGATCCAAACCCGGCAATTGCACACCTGATACGCTTAGACCTGACATAGTTTTTTACCGCCTCGCCACGGTGCCCACCTATATCAATCAAAGTTCCTGAAATCGGCAGCTCATGCCCAGATTCATGCAGGATTTTAGTATTTAGTAGCTCCGTTAATTGATCCCACACCACGCCGTCCGCTGGGTCTCCCATCAATTCCACGTAATCCAATGGTATCGCTTTCAATCCCCGACCCCACCCGACAACATGCACAGCAAGCCGGTTATCCTGAGTATCAACTCCGGCAGTAATAAGCAATACATCATGCGGAGCAATACGCAGATTAATATCTTCCGCGCGCTCTTTCAGTGCATCAAAGCTGACGGCCTGTACTGATCTCTTCCATGTGCGCGCCAGCCTTGTATTATAAAACACAATCATCATTGCGTCATTGCCAGCATCGAATTGCTTTTGTGCTTCTTCGTGTTCATCCATCAAATCAGACCAAGATAGCCATCCGTGCGGCAAATACATTGCCGATGCTGTAAATGATTCTGTGTAACCGCTGCTTCCTGTTACTGGATCAGTCCACCTGCCATTAGTAAACATTCTCCCTTTATCCTGGTTCCTGTGCATTCCCCCGCACGATTCGCATGGGTACATTGCAAGGCCGTCATCAGTTCTTATAAGTTTTTCAAATATTAGTTCCTGCGCGTGGCCGCAATGGATGCACTCAGCTAATGCGCGCCGCTGTGTGCCAGAATCAAACAATTCCTCTATTCTTGATTCGCCGGATATTGTTGGCGATGATGGATAGTATGATTTTTTATTGTTTTGGAATGTGGTCTGGCGTGCATCAGTCAACTTTTTTGGATCGCCCTCTTTGTCCACGTCTTTTAAGCAGCGATCAATCTCATCAATGATAACGTAGCGCGCAGGAACTTCCGATAAATTCGCTGCGCTCCCGGCCGTAAATATAAACAGCGTGCCACCAATATATTCTTTTGTATCTTGATTGTTTTTAGAATCTCGAGAGTTTGGCTTTGCTACTCTTTCTGCCAGCACATCAACAGCTTTTATAGTCTTGTCGATCCTGCCTGATATCCGCTTTTGCAATCCACCGGTAGGCATTAGCCACAGAAAATTGCTTGGCGACTGATGAATTGTAGACCCTAACCAGTTTAAGCCGATCTGGGTTTTGTACATCTGCGAAGCCACCATTGCCGCCACCTCTTTGCATGGGTGTGCATCAGATAAGCAGCGCATTATTTCGCGCGCGTGAGGAGTCCGGCTTGTTCTGTAATTCCCGTATTCATTACTCCCAGAACTTTTCGGTATGACCATGAAACGATCTGACCATTCATCGACCGACAAATCAAGATCGGGGAGCAGTGCAGCGGATAGCGTTTCGTAGAGTTTTGCGTAACCGATCACTCAACCACCGGTAATTTAGCAAAACTTTCTAATAAAATCCTGAATTCGCGATCCAAAATAGTCTCTATATCCTTACTCGATTCTATCCCTGCAAGCTCTGGCGATACCCTACGCTTGCAAGTCATCAGCCCATCTCTGAATTGTCTCGCGCGCTCGAATATGATTTTTTCCACTTGAGATTTTTCGACATAATCCCCTTTCATCACGTTCAGCTTAAATTCAGCAGTTTTTGCCTCGGCTATTTCTCGTATTGTTCTCGCTGCGTGGAAGTCAAGCTCAACATCCTCAACGTTTTTATTTAAATCATTAAAAATCG